GGCAGCAATTAATATAACAGGCCAAACTAATACAGCAACACTTTACGTTACTACATCTGCTAACATAGGCACAGCTACCGTTGCTAATGCTACGGGCGTTTATACAACTGGCACTGTCAATGCTGCATCTTATACTGTTGGAACTTCAACTATTGTTAATGCTACTGGTGTTTATGCTGGTATTGTAAATGCTACAACAATACAGGCTTCTGCGACATTTACAGCAAATGCTACTCTTGTTAATGCGGCAGCAATTAATATAACAGGTCAAACTAATACAGCAACACTTTATGTTACAACTTCAGCAAACGTAGGAACTGCAGTAGTAGCAAATGCTACTGGTGTTTATACAACTGGCATTGTTAATGCTACTTCTTATACTGTAGGTGCATCTTTCATAGCAAATACTACTGGTGTTTATGCTGGTATTGTTAATGGTTCCGTAATTCAAGTTGGTTCAACAGATGTAATTAATGCTACTGGCGTTTATACTACTGGTACAATGAATGCAACCTCTTATACAGTTGGTTCTATAATTACTGCAAACAATAACGGTATTTTTACAACTAACGTAGTAAGTTCGATATCTCATCTTACAACTAGCGGAACATTCGTTGCTAACAATACTGCTCTTTATGTAAACTCTGCAATTTTCCTCGCAGGTTCAAATGGCACAGTTGGTCAGGTTCTTACTTCTAATGGAACAAGTAATGCATATTGGTCAACAATAACAGCAACAATAAATACTGCTGCACAGTATACTTGGTCTAACACTCAAACATTTAGTAACGTAATTACGTTTAGTGGCAACGTAATTATGAGTGGCGCAAATAACGTAATTAATGCTACTTCATATACAATAGGCACAGCATTTGTAGCCAATACTACTGGCGTGTATCATACAGGAACTGTTAATTCTGCAACGATTACTGTAGGATCAACCACCTCAACTGTAACAACCTTAACTGTAACATCAAATACTGGTACTGCAATATATGGTTTATCTAATACTGCTAGTGGCGTATATGGTCAATCAAATAGTTCATTTGGAGTAGTTGGTCAATCAAATAGTTCATGGGCCGTATATGCACTATCAAATACTGGTGGTGGCGTACTTGGATTATCAAATACTGCTAGTGGCGTATATGGTCAATCAAATACAGGTTATGGAGTAGTTGGAATATCAAATGGTTTTATTGGCGTATATGGATTATCAAATACTGGTACTGGTCTTTATGCAGTATCAAATACTGGTACTGGTCTTTATGTTCAATCTATTACTGGTACAGTAGCCACATTTACCAATGGTGCTACTACTTTTGCTGGCATATATGCTAACGGTAATGTGGGTATCGGCAATACTACTCCAATAAATCAACTAGTTATACAGTCTCCGAGTGCAAACCAAACTCAGGGTGTCATTGCTCTGTATGGTGCTAATGTCTCTTCTCGTTATACTGGAATTGATTTTCTCTGTGTAGCGTCTGCGACTAATAATAAAATAGCGTCTATTATGGCTCAGGTTACTAACGGTGGGCCAATTAATATAACTGGTGATATAATATTTTCTACTGCGTCCAGCGGCAACACTAATATAGTCAATGAAACAGTTCGTTTTACTGGAAACGGTAACGTAGGTGTTGGTACTACTTCTCCTGCATATAAAATAGATGTTACTGGTGATATCAGAGCTAGTGCTAACGTTTATGGCACAAATTTAAATGGTGCAATAACATCATCGCAAGTGACCACTGCTCTTGGTTATACACCATATAATGCTACCAATCCTGCATCTTACCAGTTAAATTCAACTCTTTCTGCTAACGTAGCAACATTAACAGCAAATAACACATCATTCGTTGGTACTGTAACCGCCGCTAACGTTGTATCCAATGCACAGCTTCAAGCTAACTTAGGCAACTATCAAACAACCGCAGGTCTTTCGGCAAATGTTGCGACATTGACGGCAAATAATACTTCGTTTGTTGGATCAGTATCGGCCGCCAACGTAGTATCTAATGCTCAGCTTCAAGCCAATCTAGGTAACTATCAAACGACAGCTGGATTGAGTGCTAACGTAGCAACATTAACAGCTAATAATACATCATTCGTTGGATCAGTATCGGCGGCTAACGTCGTATCTAATGCTCAGCTTTCAGCTAATTTAGGCAACTATCAAACGACTGCTGGTCTTAATGCTAATATTGCATCTTATTTACCAATATATACTGGTGTTGTCAATGGGTCATCACATACTGTCGGTACAGGTGTAGTAGCTAACTCATCTGGTATTTACTCCAATGCAGGTTTTAGTTCTACTGTTAATAACCAAAGATTAAATTTTACACCTATTGCTGGTGGAGCTAACGTATTTTTCAACCAACAAAGTGATGATAACTTTGTATTTTATTCTACTAATACCTCAAATCAACCAAGAGCAATTTGGTCTGTATTTGGTAACAATAATACTAGTAGCCTTAATATAGCAGTTCCATTACAGATATCTACTAACGCAACAGTGCAAACAAATACATTTACGCTTGGTACTTCTTCCATTTCAGCAAATGGATACTCACGTTTACCAAATGGTTTATTACTACAATGGGGTACACAAACTGCAGTTTCTAATGCAACAACTACTGCAACAGCAAATTTTGCAACAGCATTTACTACTTTATATTCAGTACAATTAACTGGAAAAGGTGTAATTAACGAAAGTCCTACCTGGCTTGCCTCTACAAATACTACAGCATTTATATGGACTACGACTTACCCCGCTACAGCAGCTTCAACTACAATAAACTATATGGCAATAGGAATCTAATATGAATATCACATATGTAAGAGAATACTCTCAAGTGATGGTAACTAAAGAAGGTCTTTTAAAAGATGTAGTAAAATCATTTTACTGCAACATTATTGGAACAGATTTAGATTCCGGAATATCAGTTCCTATTGGATTTAATATATCACTAACTTCTCCTGATCCAAATACATTCGTACAGTTTGCTGATTTAACACCATCAATTCTTGATAGTTGGGTTGATGAAAACGTAGATGTTAATTATTATGAAAATACAATTTCAAATACAATTAATGAAATTATTAATCCTTCCGTGATAATAAAGTCTCTACCTTTTTAAACTAAATATCCATAAAAGGATTTATAGATGGTTACTACTTCTAGAGCAGATAAGTTTACTCAAACACAGAAAAAACAAATTCTGTTTTCAGATTTTCTTGACAATTTTGATAGAGTACCATTTAATAATCAGTTAGCAAAAGTAACTAATGAAAATTCAGTTCGTCAATCTATAACTAACCTTGTTTTAACAAATTATGGCGAAAGATTATTTCAGCCGAATGTTGGTGGTAATGTTAATGGTTCTCTTTTTGAATTTGCTGATGCTATTACTGCGCAAAATTTAACTTACGATATTAGAACAACAATTCAAAATTTCGAACCAAGAGCAAATTTATTAAATGTAGTTGTATATCCTTCACCTGACAAAAATTCATTCGTTGTAAATATCGTATTTTCTATTATAAATAGTACAACACCAGTAAATATCAATTTAACTGTATCGAGAGCAAGATAAAATGGCTAATAGTTCTTTCAATTTAACATCTCTCGATTTTGATACTCTTAAATCTAATCTACAAACATATCTCCAGTCTCAAACTATCTTCCAAGATTATGATTTTACTGGATCGAATATGAATGTTCTTTTGGACATTCTTTCATATAACACATATTTAAATTCGTTTTACCTTAACATGGTTGCTGCTGAAAGTTTTCTTGATAGCGCACAATTAAGAGATAGTGTTGTATCGCATGCTAAAGAATTAAACTATATTCCATCATCAGCCACTTCAGCTGAAGCTGTTGTTAATTTAACCTTTAATACTACAGGCATTACATCTGGCGCATTTGTTATTCCAAAAGGTACTTCGTTTTCTGGAACTAATTCGAATGGCGCATTTACTTTTTCAACCAATACTAATTTAACAGCAATTTCTTCATCAAATACGTTTACGTTCAGTAATGTATCAATTTTTGAAGGAACATATATCAATGAATCATTTATCGTTGATTATACTCAGCCAACTCAAAGATTTATTCTTTCTAATGCAACGGTTGATACTGGAAGTATAGCAGTTACTGTTTCTGAAAATAACGGAAGCAATAACATAATTTACACAGAGGCAAGCAGCTTATTTGGATTAAACTCTAATTCAACGATATATTTCTTGCAAGCTGCTCAAAATGGTCAATATGAAATTGTATTTGGTGATGGAGTATTTGGTGATTATCCTTTAAATACTTCTGTCATTACAGTTACATATAGAATTACAAAAGGCTCAGCAGGTAGCGGTGTTTCAACATTTTATCTAAATCAAAATTTAGGTACATATAATGGCGGTACTGCAGTTTCTACTGTTACTACTGTTGCTAATAGTTCAAACGGTTCTGATCCAGAAACTATTGAATCGATTCGTTTTAGAGCTCCACGTTCATATCAAGTTCAAGATAGAGCAGTTACAACTAGCGATTATAAAACATTAATTCTTGATAATTTTAATGATGTTGAAGATGTTAACGTATTTGGAGGCGAAACTCTTCCTAATCCAGAATACGGTGTAGTTTATATTTCGCCTTCAACATACAGCGGTGCACCACTCGCTAATCAAAGAAAAGCTGATATATTAACATTCCTTCTATCAAAGAAAATAATCAATATCACAAATAAAATTATTGATCCTAATTATGTTTATATAATTCCAACTGTTGTTGTTAATATTGACTTCACAAACACATCATTAACACCAGTTGATTTCCAATCTGCTGTATTAGCTAGTATTTCAAATTTCAATATTACATATTTGCAAAAATTTGATACTACGTTTAGATATTCTAAGTTATTAGAAGCAATTGATAATACAGATTCGAATATCGATGGTAACTTAACATCAATTCAAATTTATAAATTGCTTGAACCTACTCTTAATGTTGTAGCTTCACCATCAACTTCTTTTGGCAATCAGCTTAATGTAGGTAGCATTACAAGTAGCAATTTTATTTTGTTCGATGGAAATACATATCAAATTACTGATGTCAATCCAAATGCTGTTGGTATTACTGGAATATTGTATTTGAAACAAATTACAACAAACAATACTCAAAATTATACAACGGTTGGCACAATTGATTATTTGAGTGGTACGGTTAACATTAAAAATATCACGGTATACAGTTTCTTAGGAGCTCCTGGTATTCAAATATTTGCAACATCAACTTATAATGATATTGTCGGTAATTCGAATAATATCGTAGAAATTGATTTAGGTTCTACTACTGTAACAGTAAATGCTGTATAATGCAAATCTCAAAGATAATATCACCATTAATTGCTTCTCAGTTTCCTGCCTTTTATAAGACACAGGGTCCAACTTTCATTGCATTTATGGAAAGTTATTATCAATGGCTTGAACAGATAGGTCAAGTTACATTCGAAGCTAGATCGATGCTCGAGTATACAGATATTGATACAACTTTACCTCAGTTCATTCAATACTTCAAAGACAAGTATATTCAATCACTCCCAATATCTATTATATCGGATCCTAAGCTATTAGTAAAGCATATTATTGACTTATACAGGTCAAAAGGTACAGATAATTCATACAGACTTTTATTCCGTATGTTGTTTAATGAAGATATTGACATTTATGTTCCTGGGAATTATCTTTTTAAATCATCAGATGCAATTTGGACTATTCCAAGATATATTGAAGTAACAAATTTTCCGAATCTACAACAATTAGTTGGATATGAAATTTATAGCAGCTCTGGTGCAACAGCTGTTGTTGAAAGTTATTTTAAAAAAATAGTAAACCAAAAAACAGTAAATATTTTATTCCTATCGAATATCGATGGCACATTTAAATATGATGACCAAATATTTTCGCACCAATTTCCTAATATTAACGTAAGTAACGCGCCAATCATAATTGGGTCTCTTTCGGCTGTTGCTGTTACGGGTGGTGGAGCAAATTACAATGTTGGTGATTTGTTAACAGTTCAAGGCAGTGGTACTGGTGGTGTTGCACAGGTCGTTACTACTCAAGTAGACAACGGCAAAGTTACATTTACTCTTGTTAATGGTGGTTATGGATATGGCACTGATGCAGTTGTTACTGTAACAGGCGGATACGGTTCTGGTGCTACATTTAAAGTTGGTGGTATTACAAATATTCAAATTTTCAACTACAATACTGATATAATCAATAACGTATTTAATACTTTACTTGACATAAGCACCGAAGGTTTTGCAATTAATACTGTATCTTCTACAGGTGCTTTTACTAATAATGAATTGGTAACTGCATCTGCTAATGTTAAACATTTAGACGTTTCATATATTTCTGGCGCTATATCAAATGGCGAATCTATATCAAACACAGCACTTGGTATTTCAGGATTGACAGTTTATAATTCTGATGGATCTATGTTATTCATTACAGGTACTGATACTAATTTAAATAATGCTAATGTTGTTCCTGGAACTTATTTGATAAGTAATACAACAGGCTCAGTTGTAAAAGTAAATGCAACTTTTCCTAAAGTTACAGTTACTGGAAATGGTGTTGTTAATTCTGTAGTTTCAAATACTACGTTAGTAACAGTGTTTAATTCTTCTAATACTATTGGTTATTTTATTCCTGGTAGTACTCTTACAGGTCAAAGTTCAGGAAAAACTGCAGTAGTTTCTTATGTTAATAGATTGACAAATTGGAATTATTTTCCAGCTGATCCAGCCGCTACTAATTTAGATACAAAAATAAACAACGCATTTAATATTATTTCGAAACAAATCGGCCAAATAACTTATATCACTGGTGTAAATCCAGGAATTGGTTATTCCGCTAATCCTACAGTTACTGTTATTGAACCATATGTTGCTGATGTTGGTATACCAGATGGGGTTGGTGGTATTTGGGGTAGAGACGCTATTGTTACCGCAGTAGCTGGTGTTTCATCTGGTGTTGTTTCTGCTGTAAAGATAGTTGATTCTGGATTTGGTTATAATCCAGAAGAATATGTAAATTTAGTAAGCACGAATAATGTTTCAACAGTAACAGGTTTTGCTATAGTTGATAAAGATGGCGCTGGTGAAGGTTATTATGAAAATAACAGTGGGTTCACTAGCGATACTATATATCTTCAAGATGATGAATTTTATCAAGTTTATTCATATCAAATTATCGCAACAAGAATGATTGATACGTATGAAAATTTTGTTAGAGATTTGATTCACCCTTCAGGCGTTGCTCTTTATGGTAAATTTTCTGTTGTTAGTGAATTAACAAATCAAGAATCAGCACCAGTATCTTTCTCACTTGTCCAATCAACATCATAAATACAATAAACAATCGTTGGAATTAAAATGGCAGTACTAACTATTCACCAATATCTTGATGCTGTTAATTCGTTTATCACGAACATCACTGCATCGCGAAAAGCATACTTTATGTATTTCGCCAAACCAACACCATGGACTGATGCCAATGGTGCTATTGACGATTCGAATGTTCTTGTAGCAAATGCTTCAGTTTCTCAACACGAATCAGTAATTTATGATGACCTTACTTTTGGTTTGAGAATCGGTAACAATAATATCATTCAAATGATTCCTCGTTATAATTGGTCTAACAATACATACTTTGATAGATATGATCAAAATGATGGTAATCTTTATTCAAAATATTTTTTCGTAGTTACCGATAATTATCAAGTTTACAAAGTAATCGACAATAACAATGGTGCTAATTCAACAGTAAAGCCATCTCTTACAACACCATATGGTACATTTAATACGTCAGACGGATACGTGTGGAAATACATGTATTCTATTAGCACAGATGCTAATACTAATTTTACATCCAACACATATATACCAGTAACACCAAATGCAAACGTAACTTCGAATGCAGTTCCAGGAACCATCGATGTTATTCGTGTTACTGCTGGCGGTAATAATTATCAGTCATATTATTCTGGTTATCTTACATCAGCTATTAACAATCACACAGTCGGTATCGACAGTGGCGCATCACCATATAATGATTATTATACTGGTTCATCGATGTATCTTAATGCAGGTTTCGGTGCTGGTCAAATTAGCAAAATTACAAAATATGATGGACTTAATAAATTAGTTACTGTAACACCTGCATTTAACACTTATGCTGTGTTTAATTTATCAGCTCAAACTGGTTCTATTTCTGTCGGTAATATCCTTACTCAAAATATTGACAGCATTGTTTATTATTATAAACAGGGTGTTTTCCAAGTTGGTGATACTATCATTCAAACAGACACAGGCGCAAATGGCACTATTATAACTGCTAATTCTACAGTCCTTCAAGTTGTCCGTAACAGTGGCGCAAATACATTCGCTCTTAACACGCCTATCTATGATGTCACACAAGGAGGCACATTAGAATCAGGCACTGCTACAGTTCAGCCATTCCAAGTATTAAATATTACCTCAAATACAGGTGCATTTGCAAACGGCGAAACAATCTATCAAAGTAATGGTTCGGCTACTGTTGCTAATGGTGTTGTGTTCAGCTCAAATAGTTCTACAATTTATGTTGGTAATTCGACTGGTTCTTGGTCAAATTCTTATCAAGCTAAAGGTTCTACTTCAAGTTCAAATGCTGTTATTAATACAGTATCAACAAGCAATAACGGTTTAAGTTACGTTTATATTTCAACTGGTACAGCGAATACTACTTTTTCAGTAAACAACTTTAT